CCAAGCACGCTAAATGACCTTAATGAGTTAGCAGCTGCAATTAATGATGACGCGTCATACAACACCACGCTAACTACTGCCCTCGCGACTAAGTTACCTAAATCTGGTGGTACGATGACAGGGGACTTACAACTTAATGACAACGTTGTACTTAAGTTAGGGACAGGTAGCGATTTCCAGATGTTGCATAATGGTTCTAGTAGTTCTATTAATAATTATTTAGGCAATCTCTTTATAACCCAGAACGCTAATGATGCTGATATTATCTTTAGAAGCGATGATGGCTCTGGTGGTTTAGCAGAATACCTTAGATTAGATGGCGGTATAATGTCATTAGTTGCGAACAAAGACCTTTTGATGCAGAATGACGGTGATGGAGGTAAGATTAAACTTGGCGCAAGTCAGGACTTACAAATCTACCATGATGGTTCTAATAGTTATATAGATGACACATCAGGTACGGGTAGTTTATATGTTAATACAAACGCTTTTAGGCTAGTAAGTGCTAACAAAGGGGAAAATATGATTAGCGCCTTTGAAGATGGTGCGGTTAATGTATATCATAATAATTCGCGTAAGTTATATACAACAAGCACAGGTATTTCTGTGGAAGGAAATACCGTTGTAAGTGGAACAGTAGATGGAAGAGATGTTGCTACTGATGGAACTAAGCTAGATGGAATCGAAGCGAACGCTACAGCAGATCAAACAGCTGCAGAAATACTAACCGCTATTAAGACTGTTGATGGTGCTGGATCAGGCCTTGATGCTGATACGCTTGATGGATACTCTTCTACAGCATTCGCTGGGGCTATTACAGCACCTAATGCACCTGCGAGTGTTACCACTACTATAGTTGGTGAAACAATAGACGTAACATTCGCAGCATCTACTACTTCAAGCATCGATGCTTATCTAGTTTATAGTTCAATTGATGGTAGTGACTATGGTTTGATATCAGTGATTCCTCCAGAAGATTTTTCTGCTTCAATGAGCGTTATTGATAACGCATTTACCGAAACAGGAACTCAAGCATACCGCGTTTACGCAATGAAGAAAGGTATGCTTTCAAGCGCGACTACTGGCAGCGTTTCTTACACAGTCTCAAGTGCAGACCCTACTACAATGAGTGTGGTTGATCTCAACAATGCCTTTTACATTCAGTGGAATCCGCCAAGCACTAACGGTAGATTTGTATCGGCTTACAATGTTTATAAGCACGAACACGCTACGCAGAACAGTTTGGATAGAACTTCGGCATCTCTAGTATACTCTGGATTGAATACTAATTACATGGAGCAAGTCAGTGGAACTAATAACAACAATTTCCACCAATTCTGGGTAGAAACAACTATAGCATAATATGGATGATTTAGAATACTGGTATGATATCAGAGATCAACGGCTGGAAGATCTCTCTTTAGAGAAGGAGAGGGACGAAGATCCTGAGCTTATAAAATTATTGAAGGACGCGTTGAATACAGCGTTGCAACAAATAGAAGAACTTACAGATGTCTAAATTTAAACATTCAAGCTTAGCAAGAGGTAACATACTTTCCATCACAGGAGCAGGCCAAACTGACTATGGATCTCTTAGGCACATACTGCCTATATTTAAAGGTGGTCACGATAATACTGTTGCGGATGGTACCAGCGGTGAGTATGATGGCGGTGATCGAGTAATTGGGTTTCCCAGCGGTATTGAGATAGACGGTGATCTTATATTTACTGTTGGATGGGGCGATGGATTTGCAGTTCGGCGTCTTAATAATGATGGTTCTCTGACAAAAATTTATCACGAAACTCAGTTTTTATACAGAGATACAACCGCCACCTACGGGAATATGGTGAGTGTGGCTATTGATAAGACAAATAAGTTAGGTGTTGCTATGACACACAACGTGGATGGATACACAACATTTGATTATAGCGGTTGTGTGAATGGTGGAACTACTTTTGTAAAACATGCTCGTCCTACACATAGTAACCCAGACACATTTATTGGATCACAAGATACAAGTAATGGGTATATTAGAAGGGTTGGCAATTCTTATGTTTCTGGGTTAGTCGCAGCAGGTGAATGGATATATGCCGGTGAGACTGCCAATAGGCACCCCAGAAGGGTTCTCCGCCGTAATTTAAATACTGGAACAGAAGAGATCATAGGAAACAGCTCTGGAACTGGAGATCTTAAATCAGGAACAGCAACAATTGATAGGAATGGTTATAAGTATACTTTGTTCTATGATGAGGTGAATGATAGAGTATTTTACTTCTCTTATTATAATGGCAACTTTATACTTGTTGAAGATGCATCGACTGCTTCTCCTGAGCTAGTTTGGTGTGATATGGCAGATGCCGGTGTTGGTGATGATGGCTATGAGCAGGGGTTACATGTACCGGACCCTACTAATGCCCCTAATAGAATGTGGGTTGGAGGTTCTTCTAGGATAGTTGATATAGATATCACACCGTGCATGACTGGTAGCGCACCAACAGTTCACAATCAAATCTACATGAGTGATGTTTCTTCTAGCGCAAATTATTTTAGATTTGGCACCAAGTATCAGAAGACAAGTGGAACTCCAATGGACAAAGTCCCTTCATATAGCGATATGATTCATGTTCAAGCTGATCGTGGAATATTTGAGGCTAGAGGTTGGATAGATCATTCTAATAATAAGGTTGCTGCTTTTGATAAACGATCAAGTATAACAGAAGATACAACAACTGGCGGCAGGGGTAGAAGTATTGATACTGACTATGGTCAACCGATGGTGCTTATGGAATCTGCTAATGGTACAAAGTATTGGATACATACAGGATATAGCGGTTCAGACGGGCATCGCTTTCACACATATGCTGAGAGTACTAAACCTATGGAGCTTATAGGTGATTGGGAAATCGTATACGGAACTTATACTCTACCCAATAGCGCTAATATTGATCATATATTTGTCAACAATTCAGATGTATTTACAATACCAAGTTCTTGTTCGCTGACAATATATGTTTCTAATAATAACGGTAGTACGTGGGAAACTTACGATAAAACTGCTGTGACATCACATGTATTTGCTACTACTGGAACTCAACTTAGAGTAAAGTTATCGGCATCAGGTCACCCGAATAAAGCTCCTTTTTATGACGGAAAAAGCGGCGAACTAAAGGTGACTTATGGGAGTCTACACGCCGCAGCAAAAGATTCATCAATCAGATTTAAGGTAAATAGAAAAAGATTATAATATCATGGCAACAGTAACTTCATCAAAGAGACAGCAGACTCATACTTCAAGTACTTATGAAAGTAACAGTAGTGTGACAGTTGGTAGTAATATAGTAATGAGTGCATCTGGTACAGTAGATGGCCGAGATGTCTCAGTAGACGGCACAAAGCTAGATGCTATCGAGGCAAGCGCTACTGCAGATCAGACAGCAGCACAAATACTAACCGCTATCAAAACAGTTGATGTTAATGGTACTTCTGGCATTAACGCTGGCACCTTAGACGGTGTTCAGTCGGGTTCATTCTTAAGAAGTGACGCAGCCGATACTGCTACGGGCTTACTCACTCTAAATGGAGGGATTAATGTTTTATCTGGAACTGGCGGCGGTAAGTTGAGGATTAGGAGGAATAGCAGCTCAACCGATGGAGATGATATTACTGACATTCACATGGATGACGGTGGTATTTACTTTGATGTTGATAATGATAACGACGCTGATGCCGCGAGCTTCCAATTTAGACGTAAAGTCAACGGTTCTTTTACAGATATCTTAAGAGTCTCAAATTCACAATTACGATATTCAGGGTATGATATTTGGCATTCTAATAATGACGGCGCTGGCTCTGGTTTAGATGCTGATCTACTTGATGGAGTTCAAGGGTCACTATACGCCCGGAAGGCATCACCTGTATTCACTGGAAACTTAACTGCGTCTGGTGACGTTGGCATAGGGACAACGAGTCCCACAGAAAAACTACATATTAGAAAAGCACAAAGCACATCGGCTGCTGTAGACCCTTTCATAAAGCTCCAGCCTTCCTCGACCACAGATGATACAGGTTTAACATCAATATTCCTAGGCACTACTACAGCGAGTACCGCATATGGAATATCGCTGAGTGGTTGGAGAGGATCTGATGGACGGAGATTTGCCATCAAGACACATTCTGGAACTAATAGCGGAACAAACCGCTTTGTAGTAAGAAATAATGGGTATATTGGTATAGGCACTGATAGTCCTTCTTCGAAGCTTCAAGTTGTCGGGACCATTACAGCTACGACAAAGAACTTTTTAATCGATAATCCAAGAACTGGAGGTCGTCTGCAATACAGCGTAGTAGAAAGTAATGAGCATGGTGTGTGCGTAAGAGGGGAATCAGACCAAGAAGAAATCCAATTACCAGAAGAGTGGGAATGGCTTGTTCGCGAAAACAGCGTCACGGTACAACTTACATCGATTGACCAAGCGAAAGACTTGTTTGTGTTAGAGCGTAATAACGTAAGAGTCAAAATTGGCGGATTAGCGGTCGATGGAAAATACAGCTATGTAATTTACGGAACACGAAAAGATGTAGATCCTCTTGAAGTTCACATTTAAATAATATGTTTGAGAATAAAATTTAGCACAAACCAAAATAAACTAAAACAATGAATATTACTATACCTCTAATTGACACAGCAACACGCGAAGCTGTAATCGCCGCGCCAGCCAAGACATTTGCAGAAGCTTACATCTTGGATCTTGCCGTCGACGCGAATCACGCAAACCCCGACGACACTATATACATTAGCTATTGCCCTTTTGATCGAGAAAGCGGGGAGATGCTCCTGACTGAAAAGCGGGGGATTACAGTTCCATTTTGGCAGATCATGGAAGAGCTCCCCGAAGCTGCCTTAGCATTTAAAGCAGTTTGCGATGCCTTGCCTGCGCTGATTGCTCGCAATAAACAAATTGAGGATGACGCTCCCGACGCCGCCGCTATTTTCGCTTCTGATGCTGATGCACAGGTAATCTAAGGATAAGTTAAAATTTGATAAATAAAAACTGTACGCAGAACGCGTTCTTCATCTGCTATTATATAAATAGATAATATGGCTATACCAAATACAAGACAGAAACTTATCGATTACTGCTTAAGAGCATTAGGCCATCCTGTCATCGAAATTAATGTTGATGACGATCAGATCGAAGACCGCGTTGATGAGGCGATTCAATTCTATCAAGATTTTCATAGTGATGCTGTAGTTCGTAATCTGCTGAAGCATCAGGTAACTCAAACTGATATTACCAATGGATATATCGCGATCTCTCCTGATACAAATATCTTATCGATCAATAATGTATTTAATATAAGTAATACTAATTCTGGCACATCACTTTTTTCAGTAGATTATCAAATGCACCTAAATGATATTTTCGATTTGGGCGGAGCATCTGGCGGTATCGTTAATTACGAATTGACTCAGCAGTATCTTTCATTAATCGACCGCAATATAAACGGCGTCTATGAAATGATCCAATATAGTCGACATAAGGGTAGAGTGAATTTTCACACAGATGCTCTAAAAGATCTCGGCATAGGAAACTATGTTGTCTTTGACGGATATAGCGCTGTTGATCCAGAGAGTTTCACTACTGTATATAACGATATGTTTTTAAAGAGATACACTACTGCTTTAGTTAAGAGGCAGTGGGGATTGAATCTTATTAAATTCGAGGGTATGGTTCTACCTGGTGGTGTTACAATGAACGGCCGCCAAATATATGATGATGCTATCGCTGATATTGAAAAGCTTGAAGAGAAGATTCGTCTTGAACACGAATTACCACCATTAGATTTTATAGGATAAGATGCCAAGGAACGTATATTTTAATCAGGGGTCAACTCCTGAAAAGAGACTCTATGAAGATATTACTATAGAGGCTCTTAAGATTTATGGACATGATGTGTTTTATATTCCTAGGAGTATTGTAAATACTGATTCTATATTTAACGAGGATGCCCTTGCGAAATTTGGTGCGGCGCATCAGATTGAAATGTATGTTGAAAACACTGATGGTTTCGGTGGTGATGGTGACTTGCTTTCAAAGTTCGGCGTAGAAATACGAGACAGCATCAATCTTATTGTTTCAAATAGACGTTGGGAACAACTTGTATCGAGGTTCCAGGATCCAGTAGAAGTTAGACCTCAAGAAGGTGATCTGATATACTTCCCACTTGTTAATGGTTTATTTGAAATTAATTACGTTGAAGATGAAACACCTTTCTATCAGCTACAGAACGTTCCCACATTTAAATTGTCATGTCAGCAGTTTGAGTACAACAATCAAGAGATTGATACGGGTGTGTCAGAGGTTGACCAGTTTGAAATTAATTTTGCTTCACGGACACGCTTAAACTTAGGAAGCGGCACTGGAACATTTACTGTTGGTGAAGATGTTACTCAGACTAACGGAACAATAACAGTAACGGGTGAAGTCGCAGTTGTTGGAACTAATTATATAGATGTCACCAACCAGCTCGCGAGCGATAGTAGTAATACTGGCTTTGTTAAAACAGAGGGCACTTGGGGCAATGTTTCAGGTTCAGAGAATAGTCCTAATCCTTCTTATGTAATTTCCTCAACAGATGCATTTAGCACAATTGACGACAATGATCCTTACGCTGACAACACAGATTTTGAAACTGAGGGTAATTCATTCATTGATTTTACTAAGAATAATCCATTCGGAATGCCGAACATAACAACTTAAGATATGCTAAGCGGAACACATTTTTATAACAAAACAGTCAGAACATCTGTAGCTGTTTTTGGTACACTATTCAACAACATTAAGATACTTCGGCCTGGAGGTACAGAGGAAAAAGTGCCAATCGCGTATGGTCCTAGGAAGAAATTTCTTGCGCGGATCAATTCAGATACATCTGGTTCTACTTCAGAAACCATCGCGATTAAACTGCCTAGGATTAGTTTCGAGATTACTTCAATGGAATACGACAACGAAAGTAAACTGAGTCGATTCAATAAGAAGCTGATTCCGATTGATGGTGATAGTGATAATGTTAATACTTTATATCAAAGTGTTCCGTACATTATCGGGATGCAATTAAATGCGTATGCTCTTAATCAGGATGAAGCACTGCAAATAGTAGAGCAGATTCTACCCACATTTTCGCCTGAGTATACCGTAAGCATAAAAGAACTTGAGGGGAAGAACACTACTACTGATGTTCCTATCATACTAAATTCGATCTCAATGAACGATGATTATGAAGGCGATTTCGAAACACGCAGGACCATCTTATACACTCTTGATTTTAGTATGAAGATTAAGTTTGCTGGTGGAGTAACTAAAACAGGCCTTATACGAAAGGTTGACACGTTCTTATTTGACAGTGTTGACACAAGCCTTAAAACAGCTAATCCTTACGGGGTCAATAATGAAAATATTCGCGTGGCAGTGGCAGCGGCGGATGAAGCGCCACTAGATAGCACCGATACTATAACAACTACATTTGGTTTTGATCATGGATCGTGAATATGATGAAATAATTGAAGAAGCAGAAAATCTTGAAATAACAACCAAGCCAGAAACTGAACTTTCAGGTTATCAGATAGTGAGTGACACCGAGACAGATGTTGAGTACTCACGAGATAAAATGAAGATGTTAATCGATAAGTCGTGTGAATCGATCAATCAGATGATGGCGCTTGCATCGGAGTCAGAGCATCCAAGGGCATTTGAAGTACTGTCTACAATGATAAAACACACCAGCGAGATGACGCAAGATCTTGTTAAATTGCAGAAGCTGCGGAAAGACATCACTCAAGAAAAAGGTGGGCCTTCAAGTACAACTACTAATAATTCCATTTTTGTTGGATCAACTACAGAATTACAAAAGTATCTTAAAGGAAAAAACGAAGATGAATCAGTAGATGTCTGAAATTTTATTAAATGGTAATGGCGGTTACATGGGTAACCCGCTAGTGAAAAAGGACGGATTGCAGTCGCAGTTCTCAGCTGAAGAGGTTGATGAGTACGTGAAATGTATGAACGATCCTATATATTTCGTTGAGAACTATGTTAAAGTGATATCACTGGATAAGGGGTTAGTACCGTTTATCCCGTACGAATATCAAAAGAACATGTTCAAGCAGTTCAACGAGAATCGTTTCAACATTGTTCTTGCGTGTCGCCAATCTGGTAAATCTATTTCATCGGTAATTTACATTCTATGGTATGTTATTTTCCACTCTGAAAAGACCGTTGCAATACTTGCTAACAAAGGATCTACTGCGAGAGAGATGTTGAGTCGCATCACATTGGCTCTTGAGAATCTTCCATTCTTTTTACAACCAGGATGTAAAGCTCTTAATAAAGGTTCAATTGAGTTTTCTAATAATTCAAGAATAATCGCGGCTGCTACTTCAGCAAGTTCTATTCGAGGACTTTCTGTCAATTTGCTTTTCCTTGATGAGTTCGCATTCGTTGAAAATGCCAATGAGTTTTATACATCTACATACCCTGTCGTTTCTGCTGGCACCGAAACTAAAGTAATTATCACATCTACTGCAAATGGTATTGGAAATATTTTCTGCGGTTTGTGGGAAGGAGCGCAGAAAAAGAAGAACGAATTTGTACCATTCCGCATAGATTGGTTCGATGTTCCTGGTCGCGATGAAGCGTGGAAAGCGTTGACTATCGCTAACACTTCAGAATTGCAGTTTGATCAGGAATTTGGTAATAGTTTTATTGGAACTTCGAACACACTCATTTCCTCTAATACACTACTTGGTTTGCAGATGCACGCTGCTGAAAGAAATCACCGCGGTGTAAAATACTATGAAGATCCTATTGATGACCACCAGTATGTAATGACTGTTGATGTTTCGAAAGGTCGTGGTCAGGACTATTCGACTATTACAGTTATTGATGCAACATTTGGTAAATTCAGACAAGTTGCAACGTTCAGAGATAACATGATATCTCCGATGATCTTTGGAGATATTATTGTACGAGTTGGACGAGAGTATAATGAAGCCTTAGTTATCATTGAAAGTAATGATGCTGGAATAGTTGTATGTAATGATGTATACTATGAGCACGAATACGAAAATATGTTTGTCGAATCAAGCGTCCGTAAGAATGGTATTGGTGTAATGATGACAAAAAGGATCAAGCGGATCGGGTGCTCTAACCTAAAAGATTTAGTAGAATTGGGGAAGATAAATATCATAGATGAACACACTATTTTAGAACTATCTACATTCGAGGTGAAAGGCAGTTCTTATGAGGCAAGCTCTGGAAACCACGATGATCTAGTTATGAATTTAGTCATGTTTGCCTGGTTTGTATCATCTGAAGCGTTCGGTGATATATCGACAGTCGATCTAAAAGAGATGCTATTCAAAGAGAAAATGGAGCAGATAGAGAACGATGTTCCGCCATTTGGTATTATAAACAACGCTTCTAAGGGTGAAAATAAACACGAAGAAATGGCCAACGAGGCCAGGGCGTGGCACGATCTCTAAAGTTAATATTATATAAATAGAAATATTGAGATAATCTTATTATGAATAAACTTATTAATAAAACATTGAAAGGAACAAACTAGAATGGCATTTCAAGTATCACCAGGAGTAGAGGTCAAAGAAGTAGATTTGACTAATGTGATCCCCGCAGTATCGACATCGATCGGTGCGTTCGCAGGTCACTTCAGCTGGGGTCCTGTAGGAGAAGTAAAATTAGTATCCTCTGAGAAGGAACTAATTAAAGAATATGGCGCTCCAGTGGATACAACCACTGGCGGTGACTATGACAACTATACTTCATTTCTACAGGCCGCAAGCTTTTTAAAATATAGTAACACGCTGCGCGTATCGCGAGCATGTTCGACAGACGCGTTAAACGCGGTTGGATCTCGGCACGGATCACTTACATCAGCAAAACTCATCAATAAAGAAGATGACTTTGCTGGAACAAGTTTCGGGAGCAAACCTGGCGTGCTTCATGCTCGTTGTCCAGGAACCGCAGGCAATAGCCTGCAATTTAAAATCGCAATGCCTATTATTAACTCAGGCAGTTTCGACGATTCTGATATAAATAATAATGTCAGTTCATTACCAACAACAACTGCTTGGGGAGCTGCTAATGTAGCTTCTGATGCTAATGACGAAGTTCATATCGCTATTATTGACGAAGATGGAGTCTTTAGTGGTATTAAAGGCACAGTCTTAGAAGTCTACGAAGGACTTTCGCTGTACTCAGATGCTGTTAAAGATGGCGGTTCAAACTATTATAAAACGGTTATTAATCGCGATTCTAAATATGTTTTTATTAATGAAGCTGCATTTGCTGCAGAGTTTAGCGGTTCGACGTACGCAGCTCCTGGAAATGCTGGCTCAACTGGTAAAAAGTTTAATAGCGCCTCCCTCACAACTGGCGGAATTAATACTGTCACCAATGCAGTGACTAGCGATGGTACATCAGGATGTACATCCGGTACTTACACGATTTCTACTGAAAATGCAGGAGTTGTATTATCTGATGATACTACGGGCGGAGCATCTTTTTCGGTTCTTATTGATGTTGGCAGTGGAGGAGTAACCGTGACGAGTATTACAGTTGTTAACAACGGAAGCGGATTTGCAGTAGGTGATACTATAACAATTCCAGAAACACTTCTAGGATCTACGCAAGGCGATGCAGATGAAACAATTGTTATTACAGTAAGTGCTGTAGCAGTACCGAACACCGCGTTTGCTTTCTCTTTGGTTAATGGCAAGGACGGATCCTCCGTAACAGACGCAGCAAAAGTTGGAAATATTATAACAGCCTTAACTGAGTTCGCAAACCCAGACGCAATTGATATTAATCTTTTGTTCGCTGAAGTAGACGCGGACGATGCGACTACCATTGGTACAAAGGTTGTTGAAATATGCGGTACAAGCCGTAAAGATTGTGTAGGATTTATTTCCCCGCATCCTACAGCTGATGAAGCGAGTGAGGTTACATCTGATCTTAGTTACAACAATTCATATGTTGTTCTTGATTCCTCTGCAGTTTATGTGTACAATAAGTATAATGATTCTTATCGCTACATTCCTGCAAACGGTCACATCGCTGGTCTTTGTGCGAGGACTGATGATACCAACGATCCATGGTTCTCACCAGCTGGTTATAACCGAGGAAACCTCCTTGGAGTAACTAAGCTTAAGTGGAACCCTACTAAAGCTCAGAGAGATACTCTCTATAAAGCTGGTGTTAACCCAATCATTTCAGAGCCTGGTCAAGGTATCTTGCTCTTTGGTGATAAGACAGCACAAAGTAAACCATCCGCGTTTGATCGAATCAATGTTCGGAGGTTGTTCATTGTTCTCGAAAAAGCAATTTCAACTGCTTCTAAATACCAACTCTTTGAGCTCAACGATGAGTTTACCCGAGCAATGTTTAGAAACATGACTGAACCATTCCTTAGAGATGTTAAAGGCCGGCGAGGTATCACTGACTTCCTTGTTGTGTGTGAC